CATTGCAGATGTTTCTGAGTTTGATGATGGAAACCTTGTTGTTCTCAGTAAACCTCTACTAATTATGATGGTTCCCCAAGGTCAAAATAACCAGTTTGGTATTGGACTTGCTCCATTCTGCCCCTATGCGAAGGACAACATTGTTCCTATTCGCGGTGGTGCAATCGTTTCAATTTTCGATCCAGAAACTGGTATGCTGAATGAGTATAACACTCGGTATGGATCGGGTCTAGTCGTTCCAGAAAGTAAAATCATTATATGAAGAACTTTATTGCTGCTCTATTTTTATTCGCTCTACCGACTGCTGCTAATGCGTCCCCCTGCGATCAGTTCTATCCAAATGGTAAGGAAATCGTAGTACCTAATACTACGGTTCTCTGTAACTCTTTCTATGCTATTGTTTATGACGATGCTCGTAACGCAAATGTTTTTTCGACTGAGATTGCACAGGAACGAGTAAAGAAAACTCCACGTACTGACGACTTCCGTCCAGATAAGCGTATCGCTGATTCGCCAACCCATGCTGACTACACCAACTCTGGTTACGATCGTGGTCACATGGTTCCTGCTGCAAATGCAGACGATCCCAATGAAATGTCAGATACTTTTCTGATGACGAACATGACTCCACAGTTGCCTTCGGTCAACCGTATAGCATGGAAGAATCTTGAGGAACGTGTTCGTTCGGTTCCCTTCAAGTGGGTTGTGACTGGTGCACATTACTCTAAGAATCCAAAATTGATTGGTAAGAGTAAAGTTCCTGTTCCAGACTTTCTTTATAAGGTTGCATTCTTCGAGAGTGGAAATGTTGCAGTCTATATTGTAGACAATCTAGTTCCCAAGTCACAGGTTTCAACTATGAAACTGGAAGAACTAGAAGCAAAGATTGGTTACAAACTACGATAAATCCCTTTACTTTATTATGTTTTTACGGTATAGTAGTATTTGATGATGAGGGATTTATATGAAATTTTATACATGCGCACACCAATATGGTTCCAAGGTTTTAGTCCGTGGAGTAAATAATGGAGTGCGTTTTACTAAGAGGGCAGACTTCTCCCCGACTTTATATGTGAAGTCAAAAGAACCAAGCAAGTTTAAATCTTTGTATGGCGAAGATTTACAACCTGTAGAATTTGCCAATAACAATGAAGCAAAAGAATTTGTTCAAACTTATGGTCAGGTAGAGAACTTCCCGATCTACGGTCAGACTAATTATGGGTATCAGTATATCACCCATACATATCCTGGAGAAATCCAGTGGGATATTACGCAACTAAACATTCAGACTATCGATATTGAAACGTCGGCGGAACATGGGTTCCCTGACGTTCAAAACCCTATCGAAGAAGTTCTTCTAATCACCGTCAAGAATCTTATCACTCGCCAAATCATCACATTTGGTTGCGGTGATTTTGATGACAAGTGCGAGGAAGTCGAGAGTCTTCGCGCCCAAGGCAACAAGTTCTTGTATGTCAAGTGCGATAATGAGCGTGATCTCCTTGAGACGTTCGTTCGTTTTTACTCTGAGAATTATCCTGACATCATCACAGGTTGGAACTGCGACCTATTCGATATTGCGTATCTAATCTCTCGCGTTGAGCGTTTGTTCTGCTCCGAGGATGACACAACTATGAAGAAGAAGTTCTCTCCATGGGGACTTGTTCGTCGTAAGAATGTGACTATCATGGGTCGTGAACATGTCTCCTATGACATCACTGGTGTTGCCATCATTGACTACATCGATCTCTATAAGAAGTTTACCTATGTTCGTCGGGAAAGTTATAAACTCGACTACATCGGTGAGGTTGAACTTGGTCTTAAAAAGATGGAAAATCCATATGAGAGTTTCCGTGAATTTTATGTCAAGGACTGGCAGAAGTTTGTAGAGTATAACATTCGAGACGTTGAGATCGTTGATGCACTCGAGCACAAGATGAAGTTGATTGAACTGATTCTGACGATGGCATACGATGCTAAGTGTAACTTCAATGATGTGTTCTCTCAGGTTCGAACATGGGATTGTATCATCTACAATCACCTTCATAATCAGAATATCCAGATTCCTCAGAAGAAAGAGAGTCGTGGTCGACAGATTGAAGGTGCGTTTGTGCAGGAACCAAAACCTGGACAGTACGACTGGGTTGTGTCATTCGATGCGACCTCCCTGTATCCGTCAATCATTATGCAGTATAATCAGTCGCCCGAAACATTCGTCGAGGGTCATGTTAAAGACACGACAGTCAACGGATTGCTCGAAGGCAAGTATAATCTTGATGATCTACAGACCAACGATTACACCATGACTGCCAATGGTTATTGTTATACTCGAGAAAAGCAGGGTAAGTTTCCTGAGATTGTTCAGAAGTTCTTCGATGACCGACAGCGTTATAAGAAATTGATGATTGCTGCCGAGAAAGAATATGAAATTACTAAAGATTCTCGACTGAAGAATGACATCTCAAAGTATAACAACTTCCAGATGGCGAGAAAGATTCAGTTGAACTCGCTGTTCGGTGCGTGGGGTAACGAATACTTCCGTTATTATGACTCTCGTATTGCCGAGGGTATCACAATGACTGGTCAATATATTATTCGCAAAGTCGGCACAGCACTTGATGTTTATCTTAATAAAGTCGTAGGAACAAATGGACACAACTACTCTTTCTACAGTGATACTGATTCTTGTTATATTTCCTTGGACCCTCTTGTTCGTAAGTATTATAGCAATCTACCACGCGATAAACTCATTGACGTTCTCGATAAAATCTGCGAAGAGAAAATCACAGAGACGATCAACAAGAGTTGCGATGGACTTGCGGACTACACGAACGCATTTCAAAAGAAGATTATCTTCAAACGTGAAGCAATCGCAGAACGTGGTCTCTGGGTTGCGAAGAAAAGGTATGCACTCAACGTCTACGATAATGAAGGTGTCCGATACAAAGATCCGAAACTCAAGGTCATGGGTCTTGAGATCGTTCGTTCTTCCACTCCAGCACCTGTTCGAGAAAGTCTCAAGGAAGCAGTAAGACTGGCACTGACAACTGACGAGAAAACTCTACAGGGTTTTATCGAGCATACTCGCATCTTGTTCAACAAGTTTGAACCAGAGCAAATTGCATTCCCTCGTGGTGTGAATGGTCTTATGAAGTATACTTCTGGTGCAGACATCTATGCCAAGGGAACACCTATGCATGTTCGAGGTGCGTTAATGTATAACCACCTTTTGCGTAAGAATAAACTAGATAAGAAATATGAGTTGATTCAAGAAGGGGAAAAGATTAAGTTTCTCTACTTGAAGGAACCCAATCATATTCGAGAAAATTGTATCGCTTTTATTGGAAAGATTCCAAAAGAGCTTGACTTAGATAGGTATATAGACTATAATACAATGTTCGAAAAGAGTTTCTTGGAACCAATTAAACAAATTATCGAAGGTCTTGGTTGGAAGACCGAAGTAACCGCAACACTAGAGGATTTATTTACATGAGTGATTTAATTGATAGACTTAAAAAGAACAGCACAATCAAAGAGACTAATGTTCTCTCTCAGAGTAAGTTGTTCAGTACGAAAGATCTAATTCAGACTGCAGTTCCTGCACTGAACGTAGCACTTTCTGGTAAGTTAGACGGTGGTCTAACTCCAGGATTGACCATTTTTGCTGGTCCATCTAAGCACTTCAAGACTGCATTTGCAATGATGCTAGTCAAGAGTTTCTTGGATAAGTATGACGATGGTGTTGTCCTGTTCTATGACTCGGAGTTTGGTGCTCCGCAGTCGTACTTTGAGAACTTCGGTATTAACACCGATAAAATTATTCATACTCCCATCACTGACATTGAGCAGTTGAAGCATGATATTATGAAGCAGGTGAACGAACTTGAGCGTAAGGATCGTGTCATGATTGTCGTTGACTCAGTTGGCAATTTGGCATCGAAGAAGGAAGTAGACGATGCGCTTGACGGTAAGTCAGTCGCAGATATGACTCGTGCAAAGCAGATGAAGTCGTTGTTCCGTATGATTACTCCACACCTTACCATCAAGGATATTCCTATGGTCGTGGTCAATCACACTTATATGGAAATTGGTATGTTCCCCAAGGCAATCGTCTCTGGTGGTACTGGCATCTATTACTCTGCCGATAACATCTTTATCATTGGTCGTCAGCAGGAAAAGACTGGTACCGAGGTAGTTGGTTATAACTTTATCATTAACGTCGAGAAGTCTCGTTATGTTCGTGAAAAGTCCAAGATTCCTATTGAAGTTACCTTCGAAGGTGGCATCAGTAAATGGTCTGGTCTACTAGACATGGCGCTCGAGTCAGGACACGTGGTTAAACCGAACAACGGTTGGTATCAGCGAGTTGGCGAAGAAAAGAAGTATCGCTTGAATGATACTTACAACAAAGAATTCTGGATGCCAGTTCTGACTGATCCAACGTTCGGCGAGTGGATTGAAGGTCGCTATCGCATGGCAGGTGGACAAATGATGGAGAATGAAAATGTGGACATTTCTGACGAAGATATTTCAGAAGACTACGAAAACCTGTGAGCATTGCGGGTGTGGGATCGACATAAAAAACGATCCCGCACTCTGCCTGCATGGTGAGGAAAATGGTATTCCATTTGAAACTTACATTTGCGAACCATGCTGTGAAAAGATTTGCGCTGAATATGATGAGATAGAGAATTTAAAAGTTGCAGAAGAAGATTAAAGTG